TTCCAGCAGTATCTACTAGTCGTGGTGCTTTTGCTGGTGCTTTCCAATGGGGTCCAGTTATGTCCCCAACTCAGGTTACCTCAGAGAATGAACTCGTTTCTATCTTCGGTAAGCCAGTTGACGGAAACTTTAAATCTTTCTTTACTGCAGCAAACTTCCTATCTTATACTAATGCACTATTAGTTGCTCGTGCTGACGCTACTGGTGCACGAAACGCTGTAGCTTCTCTATCTGGTACTGTTACTTCTGTTACTAGAACTGCTCCTGGATCTGGTTATACATCAGTTCCAACAGCAACTTTCAGCGCACCTCAAGTTTCTGGTGGTGTTACTGCTACTGGTACTGTTGCTCTTGCTGGTGGTGCTGTTACTGCTGCCACTGTCTCTGCTGGTGGTACTGGCTACACATCTCCAACTATTACTTTTAGCGCACCTCAAGTTGCTGGTGGTGTTACTGCTACTGGCACACTTACAGTTGTCAGCGGTGTAATTACTGCTGTAGTTATTGTTACTGCTGGTTCAGGTTACACTTCTGCTCCTACTACCACTATTGGTAACGTAGGTTCTGGTACTGGCGCTACTATCGGTTCAGTTAGTATTGCTGCTTCTGCAGTTACTACTTTAACTATTACCAATCCAGGTACTGGTTATACTACTGCTCCTACAGTTAGTATTGATGGTGGTTCTGGCACTGGCGCTACGTTTACTGCTGCTATTACAACTGGTGGTGTTAAGATTAATAATAGCACTGACTATATCAACTCTTTTGCTAATGGTGCTGGCACTGTTGGTGAATTTGCTGCTAAGTATCCAGGTGCTCTAGGTAACTCTCTATTAGTTTCTATCTGTGACTCAGTAGGTTTCTCTACTTGGGCTTACAAAAATAACTTTAATACTGTTCCATCTACTTCTACTTACGCTACTAGCGTTGGTGGTACTCTAGATGAAGTTCACGTAATCGTTATCGATGAAGATGGTCTATGGACAGGTACTCCAGGTACTGTGCTAGAAAAGTTTGCTTACCTATCTAAAGCATCTGATGCCAAGTCTTCAAATGGTTCAACTAGCTACTACAAGAATGTAATTAATACTGACTCTAAGTATGTTTACTGGATGGATCACCCAACAGATGGCGCTAACTGGGGCACTACTGCTGCAGCAAAGACTTTTGCCAACTTAACTGCTCCTGTTACACGCTCACTATCTGGTGGCGTTGACGATCTAGCAACTACTGATGCTAACACAATGAACGCATGGGCATTGTTTGCTGATGACGCAACTTACGATATCTCGTTGATTCCAGTTGGTGCTGCAACAACAACTGTTGCTAACTATGTTATCTCTAACATCTGTGATGTTCGTCTTGACTGCGTAGCGTTTGTATCTCCACAGAATACTAGTACTGGTGAAGTTATCACTGGCGCTGGTTCTACTGCTACTACTGCTATCAAAGCATACCGTGATGCGCTACCAAGCACTTCATACGCTGTAATGGATTCTGGTTACAAATACCAGTATGATCGTTACAATGACGTATATCGTTTCGTTCCTCTAAATGGTGACGTTGCTGGTCTATGTGCTCGTACTGATAATACTAACGATCCTTGGTTCTCTCCAGGTGGTTTAAATCGTGGTCAAATCAAGAACGTAGTTAAATTGGCTATTAACCCAACTAAAGCAGATCGTGATGTTCTGTATCAAGCTGGTGTTAATCCAGTTGTTACTTTCCCAGGTGAAGGTACTGTTCTATTCGGCGACAAGACATTGCTTGCTAAACCATCTGCTTTCGATCGTATTAACGTACGTCGTTTGTTTATCGTTATGGAAAAAGCAATTGCCACTGCTGCTAAGTTCCAGTTGTTTGAATTCAACGACAGCTTTACTCAAGCCCAGTTCCGCAACTTAGTAGAACCATTCTTACGTAATGTACAAGGTCGTCGTGGTATCACTGACTTCAAAGTTGTTTGTGATGGTACAAACAACACAGGTGAGGTTATTGATTCTAATAACTTCGTTGCTGACATCTACGTTAAACCAAATCGTTCTATTAACTTTATTACTCTGAACTTTATCGCTGCTCGTTCTTCTATCAGCTTTACTGAAATCGGTGCGTAATAACAGATAAATATAGAAAGAATTAAGGAGAATTATAAATGGCAAATATTGCTGATTTTAAAGCGCAGATGTTGGGTGGCGGTGCTCGCCCGAATCAATTCCGTGTTGAACTTACTTTCCCAAGTTTCGTTACACTTGGTCCAGTAGCTGGTCAGCGTGCACAGTTCTTGTGTAAAGCTGCTCAGTTACCTGCTTCCACTATTGAGAACATTGGTGTTCTTTATCGTGGTCGCCCAGTGAACTTTGCTGGTGAGCGTACTTTCCAACCATGGACTGTGACAATTTACAACGATACTACTTTTGGTATCCGTAATGCACTAGAGCAATGGCAATCTGGTATTCAGAACTATGACACCACTTCTGGTCGTGTTAATCCTGAAGACTACCAAGTTGACTTGCAAGTTCATCAATTAGATCGTAGTGGTTCAATCATCAAGACTTACAAGTTTGTTGATGCTTACCCAACTACTGTTTCTGCAATCGGTTTAGATTACGAACAACAAAATGCTATTGAACAGTTCGATGTAGAGTTCCAATACAACTTCTTTACATCTGCTACTGGTGCTGCTGCTGGATTTGGAGTTAATGTTTCTATTGACACTCCAGTTGGTAGCTTCCCACTTTAATATTAAATAACCTGAGGGTTTTATATAATGCAGTTATTTGGATTTGAGATATTACGTAAAAAGGAAAAGGAGTTAGACAGTATTGTCGCTCCTAATCCTCAAGATGGATCGACCGTAGTTAACACTGGCGTAAATGCTGGTGGTTACTACGGTATGGTCATGGATCTAGATGGTGTCATTAAAAATGAAAACGACCTAATCCGTCGTTATCGTGAAGTTGCTACTTACAGTGACTGCGATGGCGCAATTGAAGACATCGTTAGTGAAGCAATTGTTTATGATGAAGAAGATCAAACAGTTACTATTAATCTAGACGACGTTGAAGTTTCTGATGCTATCAAGAAAAAAATTCGTGCTGAATTTGACGCAGTATTAAAGCTGTTAGAATTTTCTGAACGTGGTCATGAAATTTTCCGTTCTTGGTATGTTGATGGTCGTGTTTACTATCATGTACTATTAGATGAAAAGAATTTGAAGCAAGGAATTGTTGAGTTACGTTACATTGACCCACGTAAGATTCGTAGGATTAAAAATGTAATTAAGTCAAGAACTCCTCAGGGTGTTGAGGTTGTTAAAGAAGTACAAGAATACTATCTTTACAATGACAAAGGTATTACTGAGCAAACAACGCAGGGTGTTAAGTTATCCTTAGATTCAGTTGTTTATGCTCCATCTGGTTTCTTAGATGCTAACTCTGGTATGATGATGTCTTATTTGCACAAAGCAATTAAGCCAACCAACCAGTTAAAGATGATTGAAGATTCATTAGTAATCTATCGTATCTCTCGTGCTCCTGAACGCAGAATTTTTTATGTTGACGTAGGTAACTTGCCAAAAGTTAAGGCAGAGCAATACGTTAACGATATTATGAACAAGTTCCGTAACAAGATTGTTTATGATGCAACGACAGGCGAGGTTCGTGATGACCGTCGCCACTTGTCAATGATGGAAGACTTCTGGATGCCACGTCGTGAAGGTGGTAAGGGTACTGAAATTACCACACTTCCAGGTGGACAAAATCTTGGTGAGATCCAAGACATTGAATACTTCCAACAGAAACTATATCGTGCATTGAACGTACCAATTGGTCGCCTTCAACAAGATGGTGGTTTTAGTATTGGACGTGCTCAAGAAATTAGTCGTGATGAAGTTAAGTTTAATAAGTTTATTGTAAGACTTCGCACTAAGTTTTCTACAATCTTTACTGACGCATTGTATGTTCAGTTAGTAGCTAAAAATATTATTCGCCCAGAAGAGTGGGACGCAATTAAGCAAGACATTCGTTATAATTATGTTGAAGACAATCATTACGCTGAGTTAAAGGATAATGAGATTTTGTTGGGTCGTGTTAATACCTTACAAATGATTGAACCGTATCTAGGTAGATTCTACTCTATGGATTGGGTTCGTAAAAATGTTCTTCAACTTACTGAAGATGAAATTAATGAGATGCAGAAGCAAATGGATGCTGATGAGGAAGAACACCAAAATGATGCGGAGCGCACAGGTGTTCTAGCTGGTGTTACACAAGCTGCTCAACAGAACTTCCTGCAAGCAAATGCACCTCAGGCTACTGAAGCACCTGTTGCTGATGCGCCAAAACCAAATGGTCAATAAGGAGATATTATGAGCACACTAGATTTAGTTACAGCGATTATTAATAAAGACGCTACAGGTATTGAAACTGCATTTAACAATGCTATGGCGGAAAAGATTTCTACACGTTTAGACGATATGCGCACTGATGTTGCGCAAACAATGTTTAAACAAGAAGAACCAGAAGCTGTTGTCGAAGAAGAATATGAGACAGATAAGACTACTGGCATGAAGAAGAAAAAGAAAACCGAATCTTGCTAATATGCAATATTACGAATTAAAAAACTCTTTAAAAAAATCTAACATTGCTGAAAGTGTTAGATCCTATCTTCAGTTAATCGAATTGACTGCAGAAGGTAAGATTTTGATCAATGGTTTAAATACTGAATTTAAAACGATTGAAGAAGCAAGAAATTATATTAAAGAAGATTACGATACGCACCAACTAGCCGATAAGATTACAAAAGAAACATACCAAGAAATTTCGGAAAATACTGTGGCTAGTATTATTAAAGAATATCACGATATTAAAGTTACTGATACATTAATAGAGTCATACGTAGAACTTGCTTCTTCTAATATTTTTAGTGTTGATCCAGTCGTACAAAAAATTCGTTCATTGAATAAACTTGATAGAGTTGTTGAAGGTAAACTTCACTACGTGCTTGCTGATAGTTCTACCGTTGCAATAAACGAAGATACGCAAGATATCCTAAATAAGTTATTAGGTAATCAAACAGAGATTATCGAGTATATGAGAGAGTCAAAAGAGAACTTCTTTCATGTGCTTGAACAAATAGAGGAATAACATGGCTGCTACTAGAACCACAATAATTAGAAACACTAACCTAGAGACTATCATTAAGTTTGAAGGTAGTTCAACTGACACTGCCGCAACTATTGATATCTCTACATTAGCTGCTACTACTCAAGCAAGAAATTCTGATACTCCAACAGTAAACATTGTTAAGTTTATTGCAACAGGTTTGCTAACTTCTGGTGTTCAAATTGTAAGAAATGGCGTTTCAGTTCTAGCTGCTGCTCCTGAGAATGCTCCACTATTAGATCTAACTCAAAATAGCATCAGTGATAATATTCAGAATACTTCTAACATTGTTATTACTACAACAGGTGCTGCGTCAACTGGTTATCTAGTTCTACGTAAAATTGCTGGTTGGAATACTGAAGTTGAAACTGCTACTTACGGTGCTTACGATGATGAGACTCGTGTTGGCGCTTCTACCACGATGAGTGGTTCTCCAGATAAGGTCTAACTATGAAACTAATTAGAGAAGTCTACGACACTACCAACGTAATCGTTGAAGAAAAACTAGGCAAACCAAAGCAATACTTTATTGAAGGGGTTTTCCTTCAATCAGAAATTACTAACCGCAATGGTCGTATGTACAAAGAAAGTACAATGGATCGTGAAGTTGGTCGTTACATTAAAGAAGCTGTTGAGAACAATCGTGCATACGGTGAACTGGGTCACCCAGAAGGTCCAGGTATTAACCTTGATCGCGTATCGCATATGATTACTTCTCTACGCAAAGAAGGTACGAACTATATTGGTCGTGCCAAGATTTTAGATACTCCAATGGGTCAAATCGCTAAAGGTCTTTTAGAAGGTGGCGCAAACCTTGGTG